CCTCAGGGAAAGAGTGAATTGCTCTTCCTCCACCCAGACTATTGTAGAAGCGATTAGCCTCTACGACCTTTCTTCGTTAGAAGAACGGTGTAGCCTGGTTCCCACCCAAGACCATCACTGATCTTGGGTCTGCCTGGCTTTCCATGCTCCCACTTGGTAGTAGGAGATGGTGCCTCAGTAATATACTGAAGCACGCCAGACAGTGTGTTGGTAGGTATTCGCTTCGTACGCGACTTAGTTGCGTACGTGCGGTACTCGTATCGCTGGAATTTCGCGTTAAACCTCTTTCGGAGGTGATCACGTTTAGCTCCAGTGAAGGAGACCATACCAACACTCCCGCAATCGAGCCCAATTACAGGTAGGTTGTTTACAACCCAACCTGGAATCATCGATCGTACAGCCTCAGCGGTATTCCATAAGCCTGCCTTATGCAGGTTATTAGAATAGTCGATGAGTGACTGCCTCGATTGGGGACCGGTTGCCTCTAGTTTAGTTGTCTTTATCGGAGTCACATCGACCCCTTTAAAGCAATCCATACCACAGGATTCCCTAAAGTGTCCCTTGACGAAACTTTTCGCCAAGTTAACTTTTAGGCCCAAAGTATGGAGCAACAGGACTAGAGAATCGTACCCGTCTTTCGGGATGATAATATCATCACCGAAAACGCGGACCTTGTTACGAAAACGGGCAATAGGTTTAGCAAACCTATTGTTGCAAATGAAGTCTTCAGGACTTTTTGCTTCAAAGCCAGAGGCTGTTAAAGCAATAATCAAGAAGATGATCGATTGCACCGGAAACGTAACCGCTGTCCCTTGACTGGCGAATTTCTTCGAAACGAAGTAATTCGGTGGTGAGGTCTTATCAACCTCATCACATACCCAGCGTGTACGAGTAGCGTGAAGTGCTTCAAGAAGTGGTTTATTCTTCCTGAATGCACGCTCAACTACCCAACACGTCAATCTATCGGAAGCTGAGGACAAGTCCACAGTAGCCAAAGATCGATCAATGGAAGCCTTGGAAACGAGCGCCTGGGAGAGCCCCTGGTTCCTAAACGATATAAAATTATCGTCAAAGAGACCAAGGAGTCTTTCTTCTAAGAACCGCTTAATGAACTGTTGACACCATTGGTGCGCAACTGGTTCAGCGGCAATTAGTCTAGGGCCCTTTGCCGTCTTTGGGACGGCTAGGAGTCTAGAAGGCGCTTCGTGTACTGAAGGTCGGTATGGGAGAGGCGAGAACTGATCCATTGGATCAGAAAATTCGCTTCCTCGTCCCCCGTTATGGGAGACGGCCAATCCTTTAGGATTAAGACATACCAATTCAGTAACACCATCTTCTCTCGGCTCGATAGCCGATTGAGGCTCTGGGTCATGATAGGGGAGTATCTCTTGATAATCCCGAAGGCCTTGCTTCTCAGCTTGGCCTCTATCTGTGATTCCATATCTCGAATAAGAGAAGATTTTTCCGAGCTTGTCGGACCATGTAGGGAAGTCATATTTGTACTCCTTGCTAGTTTGATCCGATACAGCACCAGGTCCATGCCTGAAACCTATGCCATCAGACCATATTCGGAACGAGGATAAGAATTCCTCGATTTTGAATTGTCCAATGGCTTCGGAGAAGGCGTCGAAGTTTCCTTCGAGTCTTCTGAGGATGGCTGCGATGTTGGTGGTATCACCATCTCGTTCATCGGGATTCTCCCAAAGTTCGAGTTGTTGACCCCCCTCACAAGTAGGACTATGATCGATGAGATCATTAAAACTACAAGTGTCATCAAAGCCCAGGTCATCATTGCCCCAACTGAGCGTTGGAACTCTGGCGATCTGTTCGACATGGTAATACTCCTTCAACACGGCTTTTGTTCGTGCAGAGGAGCATTCCACTTCTAACTTCTTTCCAAAGGTCAGAAGAGACCTTAAAAAGAAAAGAGCGTTAGAGTCGACATCTTCCTTCAGGTAACCATCACGATCAAAGATCCGTAACCAAAGTCCCCGGAATAATCTGGGCACTTGGGTAGTCGACGAAGACCTCTTGCTTAGAGGTCCACTCGCTACTAGACGGCCGTTCTCCAGAGCATCTAGAAGATGTCCTTCGAGAGCCGGGAGGTCTAGGAGAAAAACTCCTATACCCCTCTCTTTGACTAAAAGGGTGAGTCGCTCGAAATCTCGAACAACGTCCCTTTTATCGTGAGGGTACGCAAGAGACACATCCGTAAGGAGTCCTCTTGCAACCTCAAGCAAACCACTCACTTGGCTTTTCATATCTGATCCTTTCAGATGCGGATAATCCAAGCCTCTGCACTAACCCACCTACTAACCGAGGAGCCTTACGACTCCCAGTTCAACAGCTTGGTGTAATTGGCTTCCGTCTGGAAACCACTCGCACCTACTGCGAACTTGGCCGAGCTGACAACTGCGTCAGTTTGGTCATTCTCAAGCACTGAATAGTACTTGCGAACGGTTGGTTGGGTAGCTGGAGCAACAGCAAAAACCGTTTCGACAAGCTCGATGTTATGGCGATCAACTTTGATGCCACCACGAGTCTTATCGACATAGGTCGAATTGCGAAGCTTCAGACGAAACTGTCCAGCGCTTTCACGAAGGAAGTACTCAGAAGCGTAACCATCCTGGTTAACGCGATTGAGAACCTTTGCGACTGCATTGATAGTAATCGTAATAGTGTCAGAGAACATGGTATTGCTTCCTCGATAGTAAGTCACTAACTAAAGTGATATTTGGGAGTCCTCGGCGAATGCCGGGAAACCCCGATACTACCGAGAATCGATAACTGCCGAAGATTAAGAATCGGCAGCTGGGCGGAAACAGAAACGGAAACTTTCTTACGACGCTTCTTAGTATGCAATCGATATCCCCCGGCTGAAAGGCCGGGATCAGGACCGATTGGTCTACAAACAGACGTCGTGTCGATTGTGTCCATGATCAAAATTGGACCATGGAACGCACCCACTAGGTTGCGGTTCGCAATGAGGATATCTCCTACATTGCTGCACCAATCGACGAGCCAAGACCATGGCATAGCATTCCAGGCTGTAGAGAAATCTACATCCATGCCTAGAACTGCTTTCCTGGCCAGAGCTCGAGAGTCGCTCTTCATGAGCGCGGGGTCTTGTGGAAACCACTCGACAAACCCGTGCACATTGTGCTGTGTAGCCATGTCAGACATCACCTTGAGCAAAGCTCTATTGGCGCTGTTGACAGTAAACTCACGGCTGGAGTTGTTTACTTCACTCCAAAGGCGACGTTTCCGTCGTAGACCTGACGTGGCAAGGGCTTTTAACTCCTTGTCTCTCTTAGCAACTTCGTCTCCGAATTTGAGAAGAGATATTACGTCATTGAGTAAAGGTTTGATCGCAAAGTGGTACTTCAAGTTATTTGAAGCCAACCATTTGATCCATTCCTTACCTTCATTCATTAGAAGGCCAGGCATGTCCTTTAGCTCATAGATGGCAATCGGCAAGTCAATGACCGGCCGGCTTGGGTTAGTCTCCGCAAGGAGTTTCGCCGCAAGCATGTCATCAGTTGGTCTACCAGATACACTAGAGTGGATATAGAGGCTAGAATGTCGAGCCTGAACAAAATCAGGCTGTCTATTCTTCCACCACGAGCCCGTGATTGAACCGCCGTACTTTTGATCTGCGACAACCATTCCAAAAACGGAAAGAGTTTCGACATCAAATGGATGGCCGTCTCCAGGTAATTGATTATCTGTGGTTTTCGAATGAATACCAAGATTTTCTCTCACTTGGAGTATTGAACCTGCGTGGTTCATTAACAATCCGGTTCCAGAGCTTTTCTGGAATTCTCGTGTCCTACTCACAGTGTACTCCTGTTTTGTTTGAGGGTAAGAGCCTAAAAGACTCTGGAGAGGCGAAAGCCTCT